TATATAGTAAACAGTTAGGGATTGCGGGCACCGTTGATTGTATTGCAGAATACGAAGGTGAATTAGCAATAATCGACTTTAAAACTTCAAAGAAACCGAAACCACGAGAGTGGATCGATCACTATTTTGTACAGTGCATGGCATATGGTTGTATGCTGTATGAACTGACTGGTATTTCAGTCAAAAAACTTGTAATCATTATGGCTTGTGAAAATGGAGAATGCGTTGTTTATGAAGAGCGAGACAAATCAAAGTACATCAAACTTCTTACCGAATACATTGGAAAGTTTGTTAGAGATAAACTGGAACTCTATGGAACCGAATAAAGAACTAGAGCAGGCAATTGCAAATAAATTTCTTACACCTTCCAAATTTGCAATGGAAATTGAGAAGATTGTTGCCGAAGAAAAAATCAATTACATTGATGCCATCGTTCACTATTGCGAAGTGAACGAACTTGAGGTAGAATCGGTGACGAAGTTGGTCTCAAAACCACTCAAAGAAAAACTAAAGTGGGATGCTACGAGACTCAATTTTATGAAAGCAACTTCTAAAACTTCGAGAGCAAAACTGCCTATATGAAAGAGTATTATCAGAAAAATAAAGATAAGTGGAAAAAGAAAATGTAATGTATCCTTTGTCGTCTATTGACAATATTCTTGAAGTATGTCATAATACACAGTAAGATAATTTAACACTTTGAAGGTGACTCCCTATCAAGTTTATTGTGAATACCTTGCCCAAAAATCACATTTCAGTAATGTAAATTACGATTACTTTAAATATAACAAGAAAGTTAGAGCAACCATTACTTCCTTTAACCGTCGTTCCGATAAATATTGGTTCGAAAAAACATCGAGAAAATATAATGATAAGGAAGTAGTAGATTTTCTAGTATCAAACTTTGTAGCAGCAGATTCCCCGAGCAACTTATGGATTGGATCAATTATCAATTCTGGAGAAAGAACCTACCAAGAGTGGATGCGGAGACAACAGAGTTTGACATACTTATTCAAAGAACAAAGCAACGAATTGCTCTCGAACAACGAATTAGAAAGTGTATTCGATTGTTCGAAAGGACACCCGATTCTATTGAAAAGGTATCTTGGTGGAGACGTAAGTCTTGAGACATTAGTTATCTTTGAGAAAATATTTTCTTTTAGACGAAAGTTTGATAAAAAACTTGATGATCCTGTATGGGAAATCGTAAGTCTTAAGATAGAGAAGTACAGACCTTTTCTAAATATTGATATGTTTAAGTACAAAAAAATTTTAAGGGATATTGTAGATGAGTGACTTTTTCGAATCTGAAATCATTCAAGAAGAATTGAGTGAAATCAATAGAATGCAAGAAAAAATCTATGGAAGTCTCATGGCTTTCAGTACAATGTCTAGTGAAGAAAAACTTGAACATATTGATTTACTCACAAACTTGCTCGAAAAGCAAAGAGTGATGTATACTAGATTATCTCTTTCAGACGATCCTCAAGCAATTGAGATGAAAGAGAACCTTCGCAAGTCAGTCGCACTGATGGGTTTTCCACCAGAGACTGATATGCAAACTTTATTTGATAGTATGAATGCAACTATCAGGTCTCTACGAGACTATGTTGACAATTGACTCTGAATTAGTTATACTATCCAAGTAAATCTAACGAATCCAAACAAATCTAAGGTAATCCAAATGAGCTTCGCAGATCTTAAAAAGCAATCCAAACTTGGCTCCCTGACTCAAAAACTGGTCAAGGAAGTCGAAAAAATGAATAATACTACCAGTTCCGGTGATGACCGACTGTGGAAACTGGAGTGTGATAAGAGTGGTAACGGTTATGCAGTTATCCGTTTCCTTCCTGCCCCGAATGGTGAAGATCTCCCCTTCGTAAAACTGTATTCTCATGCCTTTCAAGGTCCCGGTGGTTGGTATATAGAGAATTCTCTGACTACTATGAATCAGAAAGATCCTGTGTCCGAATACAACACAATGTTGTGGAATAACGGCACTGATGCTGGTAAAGAACAAGCACGTAAGCAAAAACGTAAACTGACCTACGTTGCTAACATCTATGTGGTGAAGGATCCTACAAATCCCGAGAACGAGGGTAAGGTGTTCCTGTATAAGTTCGGCAAGAAGATCTTTGATAAGATTACTGCCGCAATGCAACCTGAGTTTGAGGACGAGGAAGCAATCGATCCGTTCGACTTCTGGCAGGGTGCTAACTTCAAACTGAAAGCAAAGAACGTTGCTGGTTATCGTAACTACGACTCTTCAGAGTTTGCCCGTCAGGATGCTCTGTTGGATGATGATGACGCAATGGAAGCAATCTGGAAGAAACAGTATTCTCTCCAAGAATTTGTTGCTCCTGATCAGTTCAAGGACTATGATGCTCTGAAGAGGCGTCTTGATTATGTTCTCGGTATCAAGGGCACGACTAAGTTCCAAGATCAAGAAAGCATTGAGGAGGAAGAAGAGTTCCGTGCTCAAAATCGTGGAGACTCCAATCCAATGCCTCAGTCAATGAAAAACGAACTCAATTCTTTGAGTGGTGATGACGGTGGTTTCAATGATCCTGATATTACTCTCAAGTCTTCTAATATCGAGAAAGACACCGTTACTGCAAAGTCAAGAGCACTGAAAGCTGAGTACTCCTTAGAACTCGCAGATGAGGAAGATGATACTCTCTCATACTTTGCCGCACTCGCAGAAGATTGAGTTAGTTAGGGATTGTGATTCTGGTATTCTCGGTTCGAATGAGAGTTTCATTGATGTATTGTGAAGAACGATCATAAAGCATAATCTCCCTCATATCATTTAAAAACTGTTGTAAATATCCTCGTCTCAATAAGTAGATTGAGGATTTTTTATTATTTTTACGAGTCTCATATTCCCAGTTAGATACTCCTCTTCTTACATTGGTTCCAGTGACTGTAACATTAACTCCATTATCACTGTAGGTTAATGTAAAGTCTTCATCGACAACTTTTCCTGAAGGAAGAATTAATCTACCATTAGAATCTTTGATCTCTTTGGTTTCATAAAAATTATTATCATTTATTCTATCACCATACTTATTATCAACATAATTATAGAGTTGATAGTTTGAGAGTGGCCATTCATTTCTTACATTAATGATACCAGCAGTCATTAAAACAACCCAATCAAGTTCATCGTTTCCATAAAACTCTTCGGCAACAGTATCTGGTCGAGCACCTTCTACGATTTCATACTTATTGAAGAGTGTAAACGAATTTTGTAAATCATCACGTAACTTATTTCTTCTGAATAAGTTTTTAACTGTTAAGTAATCTTTTGATGAGATTGCATCAGACAAAAATGATTGATACTCTACATTTGGTAGTTCTCTGAAATATGCCATTTTAGTATCCTACTCCTGTTAATCCATCATTTTCGTCATAATCTTCTCTATATACTGGACTTAGTTCTTGGAATGATAAATCCATTTTCATATGAACTGGTGTTTTTGATGAGTCATCATAAGTCATATAAGTTCCAGATCCAGTATAATTGACATTGATGTTTGTAAGTGCAGCAATAATAAAACTATTTAAGAATTGGTGTTTGTTTGCACCAGTCATATAAGTTAATTGAAAAACATTTGGAGATTTTAAAAATAAACCTCTCGAACTTCTAGATTCACCATTTACAGTTGCCGAAAAATCTGCAACTGGGGGTGCCATATTTCTTTTAAATTCTCTAATAATTAATTTTACTTTTTCTGCTTCAGTTCTATTTCTTGGAGCAAGATCAAATGAAAAATTAAAAGACCTTAATTTAACTCCATTGAATAAAAGTTCTGTATTTGGATTTAAGATTTGTCCGGTCGATCTTGCTAAAACTCCACCAAAAGTTGTATTTGCTCCGAGAGCATTTGCTGCCAGGGAAGAAAAATATGTGTTTGTCAGTTGTTGACCCTGACCACTAACTGCAAGACCTTCAACATCAACCGCAGTAGATCTTATAGCATCAAAAAGTCCTTTGAAAAAATTATCACTATTTATAACTTCTTGTGATTTACCAACTGCATATGCTGCAAGAGTATTGAGACTGTCCTCTCCCCATCCAGTTCCATTTGTTGATGTTATATTTTGTGGTATTGGTAGTATAATCGTAGATAATGCGTTTTTATTTTTATATAATCCTTTTGATGATCTGAGTCCTTCTTTAAGGATACTTGATCCATCTGCGGCATTAAACTTTAGAGGAACATACTCAAGGATTTGTATTTTGAGGTAATCTACGTCTTTTTCTATTTCTTGATTGGGATATCTAAGAATTTCTTTAGATTGAGTAGTTTTTGCTCTTGCGACTAATTTTTTATTTGTTACAGTGGGAGGTGTTACTTTATCAGTTTCTTGGTTTCCTACAGATTCTGTTCGTTGTTCTACAGATGCTGGTGGTCTAATTGGTCCACCACGAATATCTGCTAATTGCCCTGCTGCTCTTCTTGTTGCGTTAACACTACTATATTTTTTTTGTTGTTCTTCTGTTACAGTCATTATTTTCTACTTTTTAATTATTTAGAACGAATACTTGTAAAATTGAGTTCTATAACGTCAGACATTTCTTCTGGATAAATTTCATAAAAAATTTGTCCTTGAATTTGATCGTAATTATATTGCCTTCTATCACGCCAGTGAAAATTAATTCCACGAAATCCCCATAAGAATACATCAGTCACACCAACGAGTGGAAATTCATCATATTCTATATTATTAGTTTTGGCACGATAAACAAAGGTATAATATTTTCCAGAAATGGGAATTTTTCCACTTTCAGACAAAACACTTAGGAGATTTTGCATAATATCATCTGCACTTTCTGTGCCTATTAAATCACGAACAACACCACGCACACGATTTTCTTGGTCGTCTGTTGGATTTCTTCTCTGTTTGAGTGTCTTTCTTGGCATTGGTTAAAAAAGTTCGTTTTCCGTAAGAACCTTAAACTCATAACCACGATCTAAACACCATTCTTTGGCAGATTCCCATTTTGCCTGATTTTTTGCATATTCCATCACTTCATAGATATAACCCTTAGTTTTTCTTTTTTGAACTTTGGGTTCAATACACTGCTTATATGGTTTGATTTCAATAATCATTTTTTTGATTTTTCCATTCGATTCTTTGACTTTAATGTAAAAATCTGGAAAGTATCTATGATATCTATTATCAACTGGTGATCTGTAGGGAATGACATTTATTTCACTTCCCCATTCTAATATGTTTTCATTTGTGTCACAATATTTCATGAATTTGCGCTCCCAGAGAGAACGATAGATAATATTGTTTGGATCACCTTTATATTTTTGGGGATATGATGGTTTATAATATCCTTTATATGACATCTAAATAACTAATAATAAAGTAGTCGTATAGGTATTTAGAGTGCCAAGACCAAAGAGAATAACAGATTTTAAACCAATAATTGCCAATCTTGCTCAAACATCACATTATCAGGTTATGTTTGGTGGAATTGGTGGTTCTTTATTGGGTTATTTGAATGATAGAGGTGTAGATACAAGATTTATTACCGAAAATGCTGGATTATTGTGTTCTTCTGCTTCTATTCCTGGAAGTTCATTAGCAACTGCAGATATTAATGGAAACTTTATGGGTGTGCAGGAAAAAATGGCACACACCAGAATTTTTACTCAAATTCAGTTGGAGTTTTATGTTGATTCCGATTACAGAATGATGAAGTTTTTAGAGCATTGGATGGAATTTATTGGGAATGGATCAGTTCAAGACCCTACTGATACTCAATATGGTTATAGAATGAACTTCCCAGATGAATATAAATCTAATTCTACCAAAATTATAAAATTTGATAGAGATTACTTAAGAGAATTAGAATATAACTTTATTGGATTGTTTCCAATTAATCTCTCATCAACACCAGTATCATATGAATCTTCTCAAATTTTGAAAGTAAGTGCATCATTCAATTATGAAAGATATATTCCAGGAAAGATTACAAGTAAAAGCAAAAAAACGGGAAATGTAAATAATTTAGGTTCTCTACAAACTGATTTTGCAAAAGATGTGGTAATTGGTTCTCAGTTAAATCTTGGAGAAGATTTTTCTTCCTTTAGATCTACTTTAGAATCAAATGTCGAATTTGGGCAATAAATAAAAGTAACTGATAATATTATAGAATATTATGCCTTTACCGAAGATTGCGACACCAATTTATGAATTGGAACTTCCATCAAATCAAAAGAAAATTAGATATAGACCTTTTCTAGTAAAGGAAGAAAAGATTCTAATTATTGCAATGGAGTCTGAGGATCAGAAACAGATTACTACTGCTATTAAAAAAGTAATCAGTAATTGTATTCTTTCTAGGGGAATTAAAGTTGAAGAATTATCTACATTTGATATTGAATATCTATTTCTAAACATTAGAGGTAAATCGGTAGGAGAAACAGTAGAAGTTTTAATTACCTGTCCTGATGATGGTGAAACTCAAGTTCCTGTTGTAATTAATCTTGATGATATTAAAGTTCAAGTTGAAGAAGATCATTCAAGAGACATTCCTCTTGATGATAACCTGACATTAAGAATGAAATATCCATCTCTGGATGAATTTATTAAAACTAATTTTAGTATTGATGGTAATATTGGTGTTGATGAATCTTTTGATTTAATTGCTTCTTGTGTAGAGCAGATTTATAATGAGGAAGAATCATGGAATTCTTCTGACTGCACTAAGAAAGAAATGAGAGAATTTATTGAAGAATTGAGTTCAAAACAATTTAAAGAAATTGAAAAGTTTTTTGAAACAATGCCAAAACTTTCTCATACAATTAAGGTGAAAAATCCAAATACTGGAGAAGAAAGTGATGTTGTATTGGAAGGACTTTCAAGTTTTTTTCTATAGGTATGGCGCACACTGATCTTGCGTCATACTACAAGATTAATTTTGCCCTGATGCAACACCATAAATACTCATTAACAGAGTTGGAAAATATGATACCTTGGGAGAAAGAAGTTTATCTCACATTATTGCAGCAGTATATTGAAGAAGAAAACCTAAAGCAGCAGCAAGAAAGTGGTATCCAGTAACATTTATAGAGCACCACAGATAAAATTAAAGAGAACAAGGATTGCTCCAAATACAATTTTTCCAAATAAAATTTCTCAAACTAGAGTAAATCCTGTTATTGGGAAATATTTGTCTGTTGATGAGAGAAAGTTAATATTGAGAAAGTTAATATTTAAGAGAAAAACTGTAAGTTCTAAGAATGTTTTTTCAAGACCAGGAGCACTGGTAAAAGTTGAAAAACCTGGAGCACTGGTAAAAGTTGAAAAACCTGGAGCACTTACAAGACAGGATGATGGTAGTGGGAAAGGTATATCTTTTAATATTTTATTTGCAAGAGTTGTAGCAGTTGAAAAACAAGTTGCATTTCTTGCTAAAGC